AGCAATAACTGCATAATTCAGTAGTAAATTGAGTCATAATAAAAAAAATTAGATGCTCCTTAGAGCCATCTTAATTTCTGGGTATCTTTTCACCATTACACCAACTAATGATATCGCTTCATCATCTGTCAAAGCGATTCTATCAGGTGAATTTTTGAATCTATTAAAGCCTTGTTTGATTAAGACTTTTTCGACTGGTTCGCCTTCTGTGTTGGTTGTTACTTGCGTGAATACGTCTACATTGTCCGAGAGACTTGCGTAGCCTACTTGATTAACGTAGGAATTTGAAAAGTCCTTACCATTTGGCTTATTGATTACTTTCAATAATCCTGTTATATGGTCTAATGTTTGCGTACTCTTTGCAACTTTGGTTACTTTTTTCACGACTTTTTTACCTTCCGTGATTTTTTCATTGTTCATTCTGTCGAGTATGTCTAATACTTTTGAGACAGTTTTCTCCAATGTTTCGATTTGTTGTTTTGTTGTCATGTTATTACCATTTAATACCCTATTTACCTAATATATACTAACCTCGACTTATATACTATATATACTAGGCAATGCTTATATATCATGCCATGCGGTGTACAGCTTATGCTTATTGCTTATTATAATATTGTTTTATACTTACTATAATAGATAATATTATGCTTATTAATTAATAATATAGATAGTTACATAACATAAACAACTTATGTTATATAACATTGAAGTATGCTTAGGCTTAGTAAGATAAAGAAAGGAGGAGGTCATCCCCAATCTCCTCCAGGACTCCTGCACTCCTTTATCCTTTTCCAACACTCGTCCCTTAGTGCTTGCTTCTCTTTTAGTATGTGGTTGACAACATCCAAGGTAGTCATAAAGCATCCCATGATAGGAGTACTCTCGACCCATGTATCTTCCAATGTATCCATTTCTCTACTCAAGAATTTGGTTTCGTCCTGAAGCATGAATATCTCTTCAGTTATTTTCTTGTATACATCCTCTGCAATACGGAGGTTGAAAGATGAGGTCATAACTCCTCATCCTCTCCATTCAATCTCCACTTTAGTAAGATGATTAATGCTTTCATATCATCTACTTCATGGAGTGCTGCTGGACTTCCATCAACCATTTTTACGGTTGCTTCTAATACCTTAAGACATTTTTGCATTTGCTTGTCATGTGTTAACAAGGTGTTTGCTATCTGTGTATTAGACATGCCTACAAAAGAAAGAGTAGGGGAAGGAGACAATTATTTAATTGCCTCCAATCGGTAGCCGAATCGCTCAAGTGCTTTAGTGATTTTCTCATCAAAGTATCCTGAATGAATACCATCTGAGGAGACAATTTGTAATGTCTCGCCACTGTCCCACTTGGCTATCTCTAATACGCAACACAATAATTTAGTTGCAACATCTCTGTTGATGTTGTGTTCTAATGTGTTGGCTTCACGTATTAGCTCGTGAATATGTTCTTGATCCATTGAGTAAAAAGGTAGAGGGGTCATATTATGACCACCTCAAATGATTTCTTAGCATTGGCTTGATTGATTCTACCATTGATGAAATACTTGTCAGTTTTTACACCTGCTTTTGTATTCCAATCTTTTTTGATAGCAATTCTTGCACTAACTAATTTTTCTGCAAGATTTCTAAAAGCACGTGATTCAACAACTTTGTTATCCTTAACAATTTGCTCACGTGCTTCTACATCTACCAAGTACCAATTCGTACCGTACTTTGTGGTACATTCTACAACATTGATTGTTTGTTTTTTTGTAGGCATACCTTAGCCTAAGATTGACATACTATTTAACTAGAAGCTTATCCAGACTGTCAGGCACGTTCCAGAAGTGGTGCTGGTGCACATGGAGAAAAACCAAAATTTGAAACAAAACCACGGATACAAATTATTGATACAACTCGACCCAAGTCCGGGAAAAACTCGAAACTGACTATCGTCCTTTATATAACTCGTCCATCTCACACTTGAGACAGGTGGAAAAAAACGAGGGCTTGCCACAAGCCTTACACCCTTTCAAATCCCTCAAATGATCCTTTCCGTCAAAGGACTTTGCTAAACCTCTGATAAAATTTCTTAGGATACCCAACTCTAATCCTTGTTCGCTATGGTGTCATAAACCAAGGTACCCTGCATTCTGAAGGCACATTTTATCATCTCACGCTTCGAGTGACTTCCAAACGAATCGCTACACGCGATACATATCATTTTACTTAATTCTTTATTTGTTAATTTTTCATGGTTTGTAATTGTCATGATCTATATCCTATATGCCCATTTATACTTATCCTGCCCTTTAATATGTCTTTGGACTTGCAGAAAACCGGGGCAACCCTATGAGTCACCCAACATGGCATCATGATCAGTACATTATCCTCATGCTTTGTCACTATATCTGTCTGTTTTTCATGATATGTTTCATCAAAAGTCTCATTAATATTATCATTAGATATTTCATTTTCACCCCCGGTAAAGTCGCTGTCAATGTCTATGAACAAAATCCAGTTCACAAGTCTGTATACAATATCGTCATTATGCCACTTGTATTCACCTTTATTTCCATATACGGTTAATTGTGTTTCATGGTTTGAACTTGTATGTAATAGTTTAAATGCTGTCTCATTAATGGACATGTAAATTTTTAGCATTTCTTCAGAGAACAGTATGTTGTCTATATTTCTTAATATATTTGACTCTATTCTATTATCAAAATAATATTTGTCCATATATATTCTTGAATATTCACGTTCAATTTTTTCTGTATATTTGAGTTCTGGTGCGAGTTTCTTAATTTCATTTTTCATTTTTACAAGATTGTCTTTGTCAATAAAATTTTTTATCTTTAAAATAGGGAAATCACATTTTTTGATTACTTCGTAATCAATCATCTTAACTCTTTGTCCTCCTTGTTGCTCTGTTGTTGGAACCTGGTGACTGTCTCTATCAAATACTGTGATATGTTGTTCTGTTTCACCTTCGCATCCATCATGGCTAGTATTGTCAATATCTCATAAAAGTTGAGATGATGTTTGTTAACCGCCTTTGCCATGGCATCGTCAATTAAATCAAACCCTATGTTAATTTTTTCATTGTTAATGATATCACTTGGCATCTTCGTCCTCCTTCCTTTTATTTTTAATGTCGTCGGTAAGTGCCTTGTGAACCGAGCATGACTCGTCGTCACATTTGTGGTGTCTCTTTGTCATGATAACCCTTTACACTTATTACATATAAACTCTCCTTTATACACATTGGCTACTACACCGGATGAATAACATCTGTTACAAAGTCCTATCATACTACTCATGTGGTTCATGCCTCTTGTTATGTTTAAGTACCACATAGATATGTGATGTATCACCCTCATATTCCCAGTTACAATGTTTGCATTTGAAAATCAATACCATTATTATAAATGTGTTATATATGTAGTTTTAGGATAAAAAAAAAGAGGCTAAAGCCTTATTTTAAGAATGGTTTGACATATGTGCTGTAATATGTTTGACTGGATAATTTCCAGTTTTCATATACAATATCACAAAAGTCAAAGTATTTGGGTACTAGATCTGTGCTTACCATACATTACCACTCAGAACCAGTTATATAAACTTATCTGAGGGCTAGTTTCTCTACTGCTTCTAATAGTTTAATGTATAGTAAATGGTCTTCTTCAGATATAACTTCACCTATACCTTGAATTAAGCCTGCAATGGTTCCTAGGAATAACTTTAAATTATTAGGATCATAATAGATAACATCATTCAAATCTTCTCTCTTTAATGACTTGATAACAAAAGCAGCACCATGACTAATAAGTTCATCCTCTTTCATACGTTTAATATAATCTTTATATATTAATAGTTTTAGATATAATCATGGCTAAAGAAAAAGTAGCAGAATTTGAAGTAGAAGAAGTAATCGCAGCAGGTATGGCAAAACCTAAATGCAAATGTACTTCAGAATCAATTGGCACATGTCATTATTAGTACAAATTTCGACATATTCTTAACAAAGTTTATTAACATCCAATATTCAAATAAACTATGGGCATTCGTAGTTCTTTCTCCAACATAAGGAAAAATTTAACCAGTCTTAACAAGTCATACACAGAGACCACAGTACGTCCATCTATAGCACAACCTTACATGAGTACCGATACCGGTGCCAAACTCCCAATTTTCCCATTCCCACTCATAATGATCTATGAGTTGGCAGATAATATTGATGCTTTGAGAATTCCTATTGAGACTATTAATCGTGAGATGTTCAAAAACGGATTCGAGATAGTCGAATCATGGAAATACAAATGTGATAACTGTGCAAAAGAATTCCAATACAAGCCTCTTGCAAAAGATATAGCAGACGAACAACCAAATTCTACCAACGAAGATAATGAATCTACTGTAGGTAGTACAACTACAAGTAAGGCAATGGTCAAGAAAGAGACCGATTTTACTGCAACAAACGATCCAAGATCAAGAGAAGACGGATTACAATGTGATTATTGTTTGTCAAAAGATTTACTCAGACCTGTACCAGAACACAGAAAGGTTTTAGAAAATATACTACATGATGAAGTTAATGGTAACGGACAAAGTTTTGAAGACATAGTAAGACAATTAGAACGAGACCTGGAAATTGCTGATAATGCATACCTACTTGTGTTAAAGAATTATTTTATTGATGATGTAACTAAAGAGATTGTACCAGAAAAGACAGAGGTTAAAGAGTTGTTGAGGTTAGATCCACCCCAAGTAGCCATGATTGCTGACTCTGATGGTAGAATTGGATATGATGATAAACATAACCCTGTCTATGTATGTCCTAAATTCGAACACAGAAACAAAAGATTGGTACAAGACCACTGTACTATATGTGGAACCAAGGCATTAAAGGCAATGGTAGAGGTAAACTCTGTGTATTCAGTAGGAATACCACAACCTAAACGAGTTATTTATGGTGAAGGTGAAGTTATATTCAGAGCTGGTAAATACAAACCAGGATTAATTTACGGTTATTCTCCAATTTATGCAGTATGGAGTAAGGTAATGTCCTTATCTCACATGGATGAATATATTAGAAAATACTTTGACAAGATGAGACCACCTCGTGGTATGTTAGTTGTAGCCTCACGTAACTATGAAACCTTTAGAAAGTCATGGGACGTACTTGAACAGAAAGCACAAGAAGATCCTTATATGATTCACCCCCTACTTGTAGAGAGTGACAAGGGTAGTGGCAACATGGCACAATGGTTAGACTTTACTGGTTCATTAAAAGAATTACAATTCACAGAAATTAGAAGAGAACTCCGAATGATCATCGGTGCAATTTATGGTGTGTTACCTCTTTACTTTGGTGAACTTCCAACTGGTTGGTCACAAGAAGGACTTCAAGTTACAATTACAAACAGAGCCATTAAATGGGGACAAGAAATTTTACTTAATTCATTCTTCAAAAAAATTGCCAAACTCAACGGTGTTACAGATTGGGAACTTCGATTGAAGACTGGTGAAGAAACAGACAAACTTAGAGACTTGCAAATTCAAGGTGTAGAGATTGAAAATATGAAATCATTACAAACATTAGGATTTGAAATTACTAGAACCCATACAGGTGAATTCAAAGTATCAAAAGATCCAGTCATCTCTCTAGAAGAAATGATGTTAGGTGAACAAGCACAAGCAGGAGATAATATGAAAAAACCTGGCATACGAGGTAGAGGTACAGCAGCTCCTAAAGAAGACACTCAAAGATTTGAAGGAGAACCATCCCCTAACCAACCATCAAGAGTAGGTGGACTTATGCAAGGCAGTCCTCAAAAGAAACCCGGTTCTCAGAACAAATCATTAGGTTTGGATGCAACCCCTAAATTTCCTCAAGGTATTACACC